TTTACCATCAGCAGATGGGACAGCGAATCAGGCTTTAGTTACTAATGGTTCAGGGGTAGTTAGCTTTGGAGACGCAGGAATATCAACAGGAAAAGCTATTGCAATGGCAATGATTTTCGGTTAAAAAACAAAAGGAAATTAAATTATGGCAAACCCAAATATAGTAGCAGTAGCAAGTATTTACGGTGAATCGCAAGGATTCAATTTAAGTAATACAACAACTACAACTTTGATCGCAGCAGTGAGTTCAGGCAAATTAATGAAAGTTAACAGAATTACAGTCGCTAATGTTGATGGAACAAATGCAGCTGATGTAGATGTTTCAATTGTTAAAGCAGGATTTACTTCTGCAGCTAATGGTGCTTCCATTGGTACGTCAACATCATTTTTGGCAAAAACAATTTCAGTCCCAGCAGATGCGTCTTTGGTTTTATTAGACACACCAATTTATTTACAAGAGGGTGACGTACTTAGAGGTGGAGCAAGTGCTGCGAGTGATTTAGATTTATTCATATCGTACGACGTCATTGCGGTCTAGGAGGTAATTAGCTATGGCAAATGGCGGAATTATCGGACCTGTTAATACAGTCGCAGGCAAACCAGCACAATTAACAACTCAGATTAATTCTACTGGATCTCATACACTTCAATCAACAACATCAACTGTAGATTTTATAGCAGTCGCTGCCGGAGGTGGTGGAGGCGGTAACTATGGTGGCGGTGGTGGAGCAGGTGGAGTTTTAAAAAGTTTTTGTAATGCATGTTTAGCAGCAATTCCAGTTTGTGGAGGAGCAAGTGTCCCAGTAACAATTAATGGTGGTGGATCGGGTGGAGTAAATAGTGGACCTGGTCAAGGAGGAGATGGTGGTACTTCAGTAGTAATATTAGGTGGAACAACTTACACAGCAACCGGTGGCGGTGGCGGTGGTGGTCGTGGTATGACAGGTGGTAGAGATGGTGGATCTGGTGGTGGTAAATCTGCGGGATCTGCAGGATCAGGAAATACACCGGCGATCGCGGCACCCTTAGGAGGACCTCAAGGAAACGCAGGTGGTGGAACTGCTTGTGGTGCTGGGGGTGGTGGCCGTGGCGAAGCTGGTTGTACCGATGGAACAAGAGCAGGTGGTGATGGAATTGCATTAACAATTGGTGGAACACCTTATACACTCGCAGGTGGTGGTGGAGGTGGTGGACCAACAGGTTGTCCAGGAACTTCTCCAGGTGGAGATGGAGGTGGTGGAAATGGATCATTAACTGCTGAAGGATCGGCAGGAACTACAAACACTGGCGGTGGCGGTGGCGGTGGAAATAGTACACCTTTCGTTAATGGTAAAACTGGTGGTTCAGGAACAGTAATTCTTCAAGAAAATTATACATGCGGCCAACAGGCCCCAGGTGTTTGGCAACTGAACACCGTATATGATTTCGTAAAAAATGATAATTGGATTTATAATCAAGCAGATGTAGATTATTTAGTAGTAGCCGGAGGTGGTGGAGGTGGTTATCAATCAACTGGAGGTGGTGGAGCTGGAGGTTATAGAGCTTCTGGTTACGGACCTTCTCCCTTACAAGGATGTTCATTAAAGCTAAAATGGGGAACTTATCCTGTCACAGTTGGAGGCGGCGGTGCCGGTGCAACAAGTGCTCCAACTAGAGGAACAAGCGGACAAAATTCAGTTTTTGAAACAATTACTTCAAGCGGCGGTGGTGGCGGTGGAGGAGATGGTTCAATGACCGGTAATCCAGGAGGTTCTGGTGGTGGAGGAGCAAATGGTGGTGCTGGAGGATCAGGTAATGCAGGAGGATTTCCAAAAGCAGAAGGTCAAGATGGAGGTACGGCGAGCCCGAGTTCTCCTTCAGGAGCAGGTGGTGGTGGAGCACTCGTAGCTGGTTCTGCAAATTCAGGACCCTCTGGAGGTGATGGTGGTGCAGGAGCACCAAATGCCATTACCGGATCAGCACTTTTTTATGCTGGTGGAGGTGGTGGAGGAAGTAGACCAGGTACTACCCCAGCCGCATCATCAGGTGGAGCTGGTGGAGGTGGAATGGGTGGAACTTGTGATGCAACAGGAACGGTTGGAACCGCAAATACTGGTGGTGGCGGTGGTAATGGAAGATCTAATGGAACGGGATGTTGTGCACCAGGTAGAACAGGTGGTCCAGGAGTCGTAATTTTAAGGTCATGTGCCTTTTTAAAAACAGATAGTAATTGTGCACCAGTTAGTTCACCTGATGGTGGTACAGGTACATTTATAGCAGAATTTAAAGCGTCAGCTAATGTAACCATTGGAGGAAGTACTCCTTCTAATGGTTTTGATTATCTAGTAGTTGCTGGCGGTGGTGGCGGAGGTGGAATTTGTGGATCTGTTGCTTCTGGTGGTGGCGGAGGTGGAGCTGGTGGTTATAGAACTTCTTTTCCAGGCGGAACAAAAGTATTTTTAGAAACAGGATCTAATCAAGTAGTAGTAGGTGCTGGTGGAGCAGGTGGTATGGGTACCGCTTGTGGTCAAATTTCAACAATAGGAAAACCAGGTACTGATTCTTATGTAGGATACATTACTTCTTTTGGTGGTGGAGGAGGTGGAGGAACCGCTTGTAATAGTATTGGATTCGGTACTGATAATGGACAACCAGGAGGATCAGGTGGTGGTGCTGGAGCATGGGCTGGAAATAATGCCCCAGGTGGAACTGGAAATATTCCTGCCGTTAGTTCACCAGGCGCTCCTGTTCAAGGAAATAATGGTGCCCCAAGTAATTCAGCAGGTGCATCAGGTTATGGATCTGCCGGAGGTGGTGGAGCATGTGCTGCCGGTAGTTCAGGAACCCCAACAGATGGTGGAGATGGTGGTGCAGGAAAAGCAAATTCAATTACAGGAGGCTCAGTTACCTATGCAGGTGGTGGTGGAGGATCTACTTATTCTGGTGGAAGTGGTGGAAGTGGAGGTGCCGGTGGTGGTGGAGCTGGAGCTACAGGTCCAGGTGTAGGAACTAATGGAACCGCAAATACTGGTGGTGGTGCAGGGGGAAGTAATAATAACGCATCTAGTGCAACAGGAGGCTCAGGAATCATTATTTTAAGAATACCAACAGCTTGTGCACCAGGTAGTTTAGCAGCGGCTCCAGGTACTAATACAATAACAGTAGATGGGTCTTGTAAAGTAGCAACATTTACAGTAACTGGAACATTGACAGTATAGAAAAATTAAATTATAAATATAACTTTTAAGGAGTAAAAATATGGCACATTTCGCAGAACTTAAAGCAATGACAGATCCTACTGGATTTACGTCAGATTCACATCAAGTAGTACAAAGAGTTGTCGTTGTAGGCAATGATATTTCTACAGCAGCCGGTGATTTAGGAAATAATGACATGCATGTTGATGGAGAAAATTGGTGCGTTAATTTTTTTAAAGGTGGTATCTGGAAACAAACTTCTTATAATCATAATTTTAGAAAACAATATTGTGGTAAAGGATATGTTTACGATCCATTAAAAGATAAATTCTTAACCCCACAACCATATCAATCTTGGTCATTAGACGGTAATGATGATTGGCAAGCGCCAGTTACATATCCAACTGATACTACAGATAAGTTTATTAGTTGGGACGAACCTAATCTAAGATGGATCGCACAAGATAACTCAGATCCAGTAAATAATTTTAATTGGGATGCATCAGCGCTAGCTTGGGTATCCGCATAAGGAGACTCATATGGCTAGTCCTTCAGGATCAGCAAACGGCGGTATTATAGGACAAACGAATAACGCTTCGTTTGGTAAGTGTACTATTACTACTAAAACAGCAACAGGTTGTTTTACAACACAAACAGGAACAAGAGTTGTTCAAGCTTTATTAGTCGCTGGCGGTGGATCAGGTGGATCTGGAGCTGCTGGTGGTGGCGGTGGAGCTGGTGGTTATCTATGCACTCAAGTAAACGTCTGTGCATCAACAGCATACAAATTAACTATAGGGGGCGGAGGAGCAGCCACACCTGCAACAGGTGCTTGTGCTTGTGATTCATTAGGAAAAGGAACTTCTGGAGAATCTACAATATTATCTCCTGCACCTAGCGTGCCAACGGCTTTAGCAACGGCTGTTGGTGGAGGAGCAGCAGGTGGATTTAGAGATACACCGGGAGTACCTGGTGGATCAGGCGGAGGTGGTGGAGCTTTTAATCCTAGCGGTTGTCCAGGACCTAATCCAGGTGGAACTGGAACAGCTTGTCAAGGTAGTAACGGAGGACTAGGTTTTAGAGCATGTGGAGTTGACGCTGGCGGTGGTGGCGGTGGTGCATCAGCTGTAGGAGCAAATGGTTGTGGTGGAGCCGGTGCTGGAAATGGTGGTGCTGGAAGTTCTGCATCTCCTTTATCTCCGTGCACATTTGGTGGTGGTGGTGGCGGTGGAGCTGATAGTACTGTGCCCGCAGCTGGAAGTGGTGGATCTGGCGGTGGTGGAGCCGGTGCAAAAGGACCCTCAGGTAATGGAACTGCAGGAACTGCAAACACTGGCGGTGGTGGCGGTGGAGGTGGTAATCCTGGAACGTCAGCAGGTGGAGCAGGTGGTTCTGGTAGAGCCGTAGTAAAAGAATTAAATAAAGCAAGTGGTGTGTGGTCACTGCAATCACAGTTTGAATCGCAAACAGCAGGAACATGGCCTAGATTTATAGCAACTTATCCAAGTGTAGATTATTTAGTAGTAGCCGGTGGTGGAGGAACTTTAGCGTGTACTCCCGCATCAGCGGGTGGAGGTGGAGCTGGAGGTTATAGAGCTTCTGGTTATGGCCCTGCACCTTTACAAGGAACAGCTTTAACAGTGGAAGAAGGATGTCACGCAGTAGTAATTGGAGGTGGGGGAACAGGCCCTGCTGCTTGTAGTAGCGGACAAAATTCAAGTTTTGCTGCCGCAGAATCTTTTGGAATAACTTCAAGTGGTGGTGGTAGAGGTGGAGGTGGTCCTTCATGTACAGGAACAAATGCTGCGGGAGTACCCGGAGGTTCTGGAGGTGGTGGAGTTGGTTATGGAGGTTATGCTGGCGGTAGTGGTAATGCTGGAGGTTATACTCCTCCAGAAGGAAATCCAGGTGGTCAAGGTGGTGGATCATTTAATGGTGGTGGCGGTGGAGGCGCTGGTGGAGCAGGTTCTAATGGACCTCCAAGTGCTGCTGGAGCAGGAGTACCAAACGATATTTCAGGAAGTGGAGTAACATATGCTGCAGGTGGAGCAGGTCAACCTGGTGGACCAGGTGCAGCCGGAGGTAATAATACAGGAGATGGCGGTAATGCTCATCCAGCTGCAAAAGCTGGTGGTTCAGGAATTGTTATATTAAGATTTCCAGATAGTGCAGGTTTAAGTGCCAGCCCAGGAACAAATACTGTAGCACCTGCGCCAGGTTCTACAAAAATTGCTACCTTTACTGTTACAGGGACTTTAACTGTTTCATAATTTTTAATCTTTACTTTTTCTTTAACGTAATATAAAACATATGTATAAAGACATATGAACTTAAGTAATTATTATTGGTATTTTCAATCAGCCATTCCTCATCGCATCTGTGATGATATTGTACGCTATGGAAAACAATTACAAGATGGTTTAGCTACTACAGGTGGTTATGGCGATGTTAAAAAATTAAACCAATCTCAAATTAAAGATTTAAAAAAGAAAAGAGATTCAAATATAGTTTGGATGTCTGATCGGTGGATTTATAAAGAAATACAACCTTATATTCATCAAGCTAATCAATCTGCAGGATGGAATTTTCAATGGGATTTTTCAGAGTCTTGTCAATTCACTAAATATAATAAAGGTCAATATTACGATTGGCATTGTGATGGATGGGATAGACCGTATCAAAGACAACAAGGGGATCCCTCAAATGGTAAAATAAGAAAGCTATCCGTAACTGTTACATTATCGGATCCTAAAGAATATAAAGGTGGAGAATTAGAATTTGATTTTAGAAATTTAGATCCCGATAAAAAACCTAATGTACATAAATGCAAAGAAATATTACCTAAAGGATCTTTAGTAGTGTTTCCTGGCTTTGTGTGGCATAGAGTATGCCCAGTTAAAAAAGGATCAAGACATAGTTTAGTAATATGGAATTTAGGATGGCCTTATAAATGAAAAAGAAACAAAAGAAAGCAAGAAAAGTAAAGATTCAAAAAGAATTGGATAAGATATCCTGTGGAAGTGCCAAATCATTTCCTAAACAATTAACTCGAGAAGATTTATTTAGATGTCCTATATGGTTTGCTGATGAACCTGCATTCGTAGATGATTTAAATAAAGCGTCTGATAAATATATAGAAGATTCTAAAAAGAATTTAAAAAAAGATATTGATAAAAGGAATAAGGAATTTGGAGATAAAGGAGATATGGGTAACGTGTTTCATTCTACATCATTAATCGGTGATCCTAATTTTAAACAATTACAAGATTATATAGGTGCTACAGCCCATAATTTATTGGTAGAAATGGGTTTTGACTTAACCAATTATCAATTGTTTACTACAGAAATGTGGGTACAAGAGTTTGCTAAAAGAGGTGGTGGACACCATACTTTACATACTCATTGGAATGGTCACATATCCGGTTTTTATTTTTTAAAAGCTAGTGAAAAAACCTCTCGGCCTTTATTTGAAGATCCTCGGCCAGGAAACATAATGAATCTTTTACCAGAAAAAGATAAAACACAAGTAACCTATGCAAGTTCTCAAATTAATTATGATGTAAGACCAGGTCGTCTGATATTCTTCCCGTCTTATATGCCCCATCAATATATAGTAGATATGGGATATGAGCCATTTAGGTTTATTCACTGGAACTGTCAAGCTATACCGAAAGGAGTATTAAATGTCACCTAAAGTTGTAGAAAATTTTTTATCTCCTTCGAATTATAATGCTTTATACAGTGCCCTTACGAATGAATATTTTCCCTGGTATTATAATAATTATAAAGTTAAAGAAGTATCTGATAAATTATC